TATTCAAGACCTTGTTTTATAGCACGACCCATAATTATAAATAATACTTTAAGTAGTTATCGACTTCATTAATAAAGTCTTCAAGAGAGTGACAAACCACGTATTTATATTCTCCTTTATCTGTTACGATTCGTTCCCATTCTTTTTGTGAAGTACTTTGTCTTCCAGAAGCAGTCTTCATTTCAATAAGTAATGCACCATAGAAACGATTAGGAGCAAGGAGTATTAAATCAGCAACTCCAGCGACAACGCCTTCTTCTTTTAGCTTAGCAGCGGTGCGTGCATCACGCTTGCCACCATTTGGTACTGCAAACAGCCTACCTTTTAAGCTTTGATGTTTGAGGTTGAACCACCGCACACAAGAAGATTGTATGCGGTGTTCCTCATCAGAAGGACGCTTGCGCTTTGTAGCTACTTGCGCAGCTACTAATTCTTCAAGTGTCATAGAACTACTGGTTGTTATGCTCAAAAACATCAATGCAATGTGTCTCTGAAATAGAGACAACATCATAATCAATCAAAGTTTTCTCCATGACTTCCTTTACATAAGCACGCGCTTTGTCAAGACTTACAGCCTGAACAAGATAAGTTACAGGGGTACGTTTTTCCTTATCAGTCTTTTCATCTAATGTGATGAAAGCAAGTTTTGCCTTAAACCACTTATCGTCAGTATCGATATCACTGAAGAATATCTCACTATAGGTAGCAAGCTTAATAGCCTTTACTCCAAATTCACCACTTACATAGTGTGACATTTCCTCCGTAATACGCCTCTCTGCCTCAGAGAAACTTAAAGCCTCTACCACATACTGTTCTGTGACTTTTTTGTCCCGACCATCTTCCATGGTCTTATCATATCTGACTTTTGTTTCAAACCAAATGTTTGTTCTATTTCTCATACCTTAGTTTTTTGTCTTAAAACTATTGATTCATTTGTTTCTTAAGTTCCATACTGAGCTTAAGCCTTGCAGTGGCACAAGCTGGAATAGGAACCTGCTTTCCATGTAGGTAAGATATCCTTTCCTTTGTTTTAACCACCTTTATGGTTGCAAAACCACGAAGTGATACACTCTCACCCTTAACGAGTGAACTCTTAATAGATTTAATGATTGCCTCATAAGCTTTTATAGCTTGTGAGCGTGTGAGGTTAGTTGTAGAAACAACCTCTGAAATGATTTCGTTCTTTGTCATTGTTTTAATATTTTATTTAAAAATTGGTTTATACATTGCAACAGGGGTTAAGAAACATATCCGTGAGTTGGTCGAAATACATCTTATCTGTTGGGATATCATCTGTGGATGCCATTATCTGATTAGCTACAGACCGCTTATTTTGTATGATATTATAGAGAGTATGATCAATAGTTCCACGACCAATGAGATAATAGCATGTAACATTGTCTTTCTGTCCGATGCGATGTGCACGGTCTTCACATTGACAACAGTCTGAATAGGTCCATGGGAACTCACAAAACGCCACGTTAGATGAGGCTGTGAGCGTAAGACCGACACCTGCAGCTTTGATAGAACAGATGATTAGCTGTGCTTGTCCTGATTGGAAGGCATCAATGGCAGCCTGCTTCATCATCATGCTATCACGCCCTGTAACTGTAACCGCCTTTGGAAATGCTTTTTTCAATTCATCTACAATTTCATGCAGAGAGCAGAACAGAATAAGAGGCTTTCCATTTGCAAGAAACGTGCGGCAGAAATCGATAGCTTGTTTTACCTTGCCTTTGGCTGCTATCGAACGTAGCGCCATGAATTTAACGAGAGCTTCCATCCGCATTTTGCGAGCTACCTCATAATCAGTACACTCTTTATATTCACGCAGATAAGTAGCAAGATCCTCTGCTGCACAAGTATATTCCTCACTATTGGATATATCCACATAGAGGTCGGTACGTGTCTTGTCAGGTAACTGTGTGAGTACCTTTGCCTTTTCTCTACGTATCATACAGCGAGAATATAGTTCAGAAGAAAGCTTGTCGAGGTTTTTCACCTCGTCTGACTCTTGGATTCTGTTCTCTCTGTTTAAATCTCCACCGCCATACTCTTGCAAGAAGTGAGTGCGTCCTCCAAACTCTGGTAACCTGCCCATGATAGACAATTGTGCGATGAGGTCAGCTGGACGATTGACAACAGGAGTACCAGAAAGCAATATGCGATAAGGCTTACCCTCTGCTATACCTCGTGTGAAAATCGTCTGTTGTGCTGATGGATCTTTAACCCTGTGGCTTTCGTCAATGATGATAGAGCGAAATATTTTTATTGCAGGGTTGAATACAACATCTTTCAGTCGGAATGAGCCTTTTTGTTTGATGTCCCAGACAAAGTATTTGCGCAGACTCTCGTAATTACATATGGCTACATGGTGCATTCTCATCTTAAGGAGATATGGCCACGTTGTCTGTACAGCATTTTCAAGCACAAGTGCTTTCTTGTCAGTAAACTTCTCAAACTCACGCTGCCAGTTAATCTTAAGTGATGATGGACAGATAACAAGGCATGGATAAGCATTTGCTGTATCAACTATGCCGATGCTTTGTAAAGTCTTACCTAATCCAGGCTCGTCCCCGATTAAGAGACGTTTCATTTCCATTCCTACCAAGATACCCTCACGCTGGTATGGATAAGGTTCTATTTTGAGATTATGCTTCAGTTCTTTCATAATGAATAACACCAGTATTTGTATGCTAAATCCTCATACTTTTCTCTTCCACGGCTGTATACATCATCGCCACGCTTTATAAACTTCTTAAATACTCTGTTGTTCTGCTTTGATATTGCGTATATGAAATCATTATCACTGTGTGCGATGTCCATGTACCAAGCACGGCTACGGTCCCAATCGAAGAAGTCTATTGCATCGTTGAATTCCGCATCCGTTGAGGCTGCTGTTGTTTTCAGGTCTCCTCCGAAGTGAGCTGCCTGCAACCACCAGTCCCACTTGCATCGAGTGTCAAGAGTGAAACAGAAACCTCCGTTATCAAATTCTTGCCCCTTGTTCACCATGAAACGTTGCGTGTCCGCTATCTCTAAGACCTTTGCGAGAAATGGGTCATGCCGTGCTTCTGCACGTAAGGCACGTTGCATTTCACGTGCATGTAGCCATATTTCTTCATCTACAGGCTCACCATCTACCAGTTTGTTGATAAAATCAACTCTTGTGGGTTCTGTAATTAAGGCATCTACTATGCTACCGAAGTAGAAAGCTGCCTCACGGTCGCCATATTGAGGTCGTGGGTAGAGCTGCTCTTTAAGTGCAGTGAGGTCAGAGTTGGAGACCTCACTGCGGTTATAGTATTCATCTGGATTATGAGTTGTCATGGTTATTTTGCTTTTACTTCATCCTCATACCTAACATGTGGAGAATTGATAAACTCTGCATTAGCTTTATCGTTTGCGTACTTCTCAACGGCTGTGATTTGCTTCTTGAACATCTTAGTCAAGTCATCCACACCCATATACTGACCGTCTTTACTCCACCAGAACGAAACGATATTGATGATACCTTCCGCATCAAGAGCAACTATCTTTTTCTTTACAGAGGTCTTAGGAGTATAGGCAGGGGTAGAGACGGAGGCTGAATTGAAAAGATTACCAACTTCCTGTGCTTGCGACTGAATTTCCTTTGCAGCCTTGGCTTCCTCTTCCTTACGCTTACGCTCTGCTTCAAGTCGTGCAGCCTCAGCAGTTTCCTTTGCCGCAAGTTTCTGTTTCATGCGTTCTTGTTCCTCTGCATTGGCTTTTGCTATGCCCTCGAGTTCGGCATGCTTAGAATTTAGTGCATCTACGATAGTATCTTTATAGTCACCAATCTCTGTAGTGTATTGTTCGTCGAACTGTGCAAGCAAGCGTGATTGAACACTTGCGCGAATTTTAGCAGCCTCATCTGTTGATAATAACTGTGGAATAAGAACAGAGAGTGTAAGATGGTTGAACAAATCAGCAGGCATTGTTGTAGGATAGTCAACAATCTTCACGGACTGTGTATCGAAGTTCTCAAGTGTAAGTGATGTGTTGAGTGTAGTTAGTTCATTGATACGTTGCGTGATGTACTTGCTAAACAACTGTCTGAAATCATCTTCTACATCTGTTTCGTATTTTGTGAGTGCCTGCTGCCTTTGCAGTTTCATAGCCTCTTCACGTCTGCGCTTTTCTTCCTCCTCACGTTTCTTTGCTGCGAACTGATTACGAAAAGCCTGTATCTGATTAGGTACGTTTCCTGCCTTGGTTGGGTCGATAGAGTTTTCCATACCTGTAAACTCGGTGCGTATCTGGTCAAACATCTTCGTGATAGGTGAACGCTGCTCATTCATTAACTTAACCGTCTTGCGTGATTTCTCAAGATAGGCTGCACAACGCTGGTCGAGTTCATCACTCATACCTTTCTCCTTTATTTCGGATAGCAGTTGAGCACCAGCATTAGTGCAACGCACCGAACGCTGTTGGTTTTCATTGTAAATCTTTGGTGCATTTTGTGCTATCATCTGCACATTCTCTGGGCGCACGATACTTAATTCTGTACTCATAGTTACTTAAAATTTACGATTAGAAAACATCATCATTAGCAGTACCTTCTGTGCTTGCTGTCTCTGTAGGATTTACAACAACACCATCAGAAGTATCCGCAGCTGGTCCGAAATTCTCTTCGGTCTGGATAACCTCGCCTGTAGTGGTGTCTACAACTTCGCCAACTCCGTAGATGTCATCATTAATTTCTACATCCTCGGTTTGCTGAGACTCCAATTGAGTACCACGACCGATACGAGCCTTTGGATAAGTCTTGAAAGCGTGCTTGATGAGCTTCGCAATAAGGAAACCTTTATCAATCTGTCCACCATCAGCAACATATAGGTCATTAGGCCTACCATTTACATACGAATGGGCGTTGTCATCCCATTTGCGATTTTGCCTTTCACTGTAGGTTTGTAGCCGTTTCCAGTCTTCTGGGAGCAAAACGGCATAATCAGTAGAACCGTCACTTCGTGTAATCTTCATGAAAGCAGCTACAATCTCGTTGGAGGCGTGGGGAAGACGGCAGGTGTAGTTCACAAACTTGTTACCATTCTGTTCTCCGAATTCGAAGCCATCTTCCTTATACACTATGACGGGATTGTCAGCGTGGCGTATCTGACCGCAGCGAGCACGGAGAACGAGTTCTCCATAGCCTGACACCGTAAGCACGCATTGTGTAACGTACATCTTTTTCCCGTCTTGCCCTTTACCGATATTAACGGATCGTGATTGTAGGTATGCTTGTGCTCGTACTCCTGGCTCAATGCTTAAGCCTGATATTGCGACATCAAGGAATGACGTGAATATGGAGAACTTACTACACTTGGTACGTAGGTCTTCCTTTTCGCAAATTAAGCTATTGAAAAATCTGCTTTCTCTCTCGTAAGCAGCATCACCACTTACACCTGTTGTGTTAGCCCACATAGTGTCATAGATTTGCACGAACTTTTCTCGTACCCTTTCGTCTGTAATGATCTCTGTACTTTTTAGAGCATTAATTTCTTCGACTGTAAGATTGATTTTACTCATAATTTTGTTGTTAGAATTGAATATATTATTTGTTCTATAAATAGTCCTGTTCTGTTCGCTGGAGTTCTCTCAATCTACGTGTAGAGTACTCCCTTTTCCCAGGTCGTACACATGGATGGATCAAACCTTTTTTACACCATCTATCTACATTCCCACGACCGAACGTCTTGTAGGCTTGTCGCTGACTTATAATCTCGGGCTCGTTTTTATCATTCTGCAGAAATGATGTTATACGAGCTGCAAGGTCATTCATAAATGTATCGTAGGTAACGACCTTGTCTGAGAATACTATTTGCATCATAGTTTATCTTTTAAGTGTTGTTTACTTCGTTTACGTTTGTCTTATCTGCTGATGCCCGCCTACGCCCAGCTATTAACCAAACTATAGGTAGCAAAACTCTTGATTTCCACAATCCATACACCCAGTTGTTAACCAAATGCACAGCGCAGAAAGAGCGCATGACATACGTTAAGAAGTAATAGACCCTTTAATCTTCATCAGCAACCTTCATCAGGCTATCGATTTTCTTATTCTTATTCCAATACTTAATTAATCGGAAAGATACATAACCGAAGGCTGCGCCTATTATTTTGCTAATGAAGAAAGTCATTAGATCTTCGCTGTCAGAAAGCAACAAGAAGATTGTAACCATTCCTAATAAGAATAACACGTGGAATCGCCAGTTTAGATAGATTGATTTGTTCATAATCTTATTTTTTATTTATACAGATTGATGATTGCATATATTCAACATATTTCTTGAACATGTTACAGTAACGACCATTGATGCCGTTGTGAGCGTGTGAACAGGTCTTGCAAGGATTAGGCATAATTTAGAACCGTTTAATAAATCCCAATTCTCTTGCCTTTTGACGAACTAAGTTCTGAAGGTCAGAATCACACTTCCAATGCATAGCGTTATACACTGTGAGTTCATTCACACCAAGGATTTGCGCAAGCTTTCTTTTGCAACCCTTTTTTAATTTAATAGGTTTTCTATTTGCCATTATCGTTTTTATTGTTTATATTTGCAGACTAACTAATAAATACCTTTATAGTATCTCTTAGTTATCTAAACTATTACGGTGCAAAGATAGAACAAAAAGTTCTAAGAAAAAAGAAAAGATAGAACAAAAAGTTCTTTTTGTGTTCTATTTAAACAAATTCTAAATAATTTATGTATGGGAGTTGTTGAGAATAAAAGACTTAAGGAAGTCATATCTTTTTTGAAAAAAGAAAGAGTCATATATAATGAGTCTGATCTTGCAAAGCAGATTGATATTGGGAAATCATTTCTATCCGATATAAAAGCTGGAAGAAAAATAATGAGTGAACAGTTGGTTCTAAAAATATGTGGTCTGGAACCACGTATAAACAAAACTTGGCTCCTAACAGGTAAAGGTAATATGCTTGACACCTCTTGTAACTCAATTGAGGGTTCTCAGTTCTCTTCAAGTTCAGATTTACATCTAATCCCTCTACTTCCAGTTTCTGCACAGGGTGGTTCTCTTAATGATTTTGTTGTATCTATCAAAGAGTCAAGTTGTGAAAAGATAATTTCTCCCATTAAAGGGGCTGATTATGCGATGTCAGTATTTGGAGAGAGTATGGCTCCCGAATATCCATCAGGCTCACAGATACTAATCAAGCGAATTGATGAAAAGGCTTTCATTGATTGGGGGCGTGTATATGTACTTGACACCTGCAATGGTACGGTGATTAAAAGACTATTTCCGTCTGATACTGCTGAAAAAGTATTATGTAAATCTATCAATCCAGAGTTTCCACCTTTCGAGGTTTCACTATCAGATGTTTATGCCGTGTATCGCGTGTTGATGTGTATGGCTTTAAAGTAATTTTGTATGTAAATTATATCTTTATGGAAAATCGCGTGTATAAGTGGAGTAAAATAATTGTAGCGTTGTTGTTTATTGGTGTTATGTATCTGATAGCAGAAGGCAATCGTTATCAATACATCAAATTGTCAGACAGAGATTCTTATGCTGTCGTGGACAAATGGACGAGAACTTATAGAGTAGGAGTATTAGACTTTCAACAGTATCCATATGACTGGCAAAGGCACGAATTTATGCCGCAAAAAAATGGTAAACGTCAATAG